GCCATTACCTAGACTCCCGAATAGCTCTCAGTATGCTGTCTGTCGCAGCACGCTGCTCGACCTGAAGTTCCTTGATCTCTTCTTTCACTTCAATGAGAACGATCTTGTTGTTCTCTACGTCTGTGGCAATGATTCCATTGCTCACCTGAAGCATGGAAACATCATCGATGTGGGCCGACCTTGGATGCGTCGGCTCACCAGCATGGGCGTAAAGCAAAAAAAACAGCGACCCGATGGCAGTCGCTGCAATAGATATTACGCTCCAGAACGTAGCCTGCTGCATACCCATTTCTCAGGGCTGGACAACTTCTGCGAAGTGGAACCAAATCTTCATTTCAGTATTCTCATTATTTGATCTCATTGAAAAGAATTCGCCAGACTTTATATACAATGGAATCGGGAAGGTGATGTATCCGGGGGTATTCATAGCGGATGGTGCAGACCATGTATCAGTGGCTTCGTCGCTTTCAACAGTCGTAGTGCCTTTTTTTATAACGCTCGTTGTTGCCACAGAGCCAAACTCGTTCTCTGTATTTGCCGCAACCGTGACAGAGTTCGCCGTGATCGTGGTGGCTGTCGTTTTGAAAACGAACATATAATGATCCGGGTCGTTCGTGTTGAAACCAAGCACGTAGAACGGCCTAGCTGTGCCGGTAGCAGCAGGCCCGATCTCCACTACGCCCCACGTACTGGCTCCTCCAGCGGACACAGCACCGCCTGCCCACCTTACGGCAAGAGAAGGGCTCCCGTCCTTATTGAAATAAGCAGGAGCGCCTGAATAATTAACGGGATTGTTTAAACCCATAGTTAAATCCTATACGAAACAAAGAGGGCACCCGAAGGTGCCCCCAGTGGTATTACGCAACTGCGAACGGAGTTGCAGCAGTCCCGCTGCCCATGAGAAGCGACTTTGCCGCTATCCATCTGGCAGAAGCCACCGCTGTAATCTCCACATAGCTACCGATAATTCCGCCAGTAGTCGTAGCATTCATATTAATGCTCGCGAAATCGTCACCGGGCTCCGCAAGAAATTGAGTTTGAAGCGCACTTTCAAGTGCAATCGTTATCGGCCCAATGAACTCATCGGAACCACTCAAATTAATCTCAGTACCAGCCGCACCCGTGGCAAGCCACAGGAACCTAAAGGTAAGTCCAAGATTGCAAAGCTGATTAGGATCATTTCTATCTGACGGTTCAGTCGTGACAATCTCAGGAACCGTAAATATCATGGTGGTGTCTTCTACTGTAATAAGACGACCGCCATGAGCCGCTGCCGTAAGAGTTAGCGTGTTGTCGCCACTAGCTACATTAACAACGCTATTGAAACCGCTGGGATTAAACCCAGCGAGAGATCGAACCGGACCACTGAATGTAGTCTGACCCATTGTGTATACCTCGTTGCACGCAACTTACCCTGACAGTCCGCGTGCTGTCTTGTTAAGTCTGTCAGGTTTGGTGAAAAAAGGGGGAGCCGGTATCACCCCGTGAAGCTAACCGACTCCCCCAAAACGAAACCACGAACTTACGCGGTTCCGCTAGTCCCGTAGATACCGAGAGGATCACTAACGCCGAAGCTATAGCGTTCCCGAGCCTTGTACCGAACATTGCCGGTGTCAAAGTCTCCGTCCATGGAAGTGGTCAGTGCAGCACGGGTGAAGTGCTTCATGCCATTCGGGACATCGGTCATCAGGAACCAATCGTTCGTGCTGGTGATGAAGTGATTAACACGCCATCCATCAGGGATCGAACCATTGGTCCGCAGGGCATTGATGTCGTTGTCTGCAGTCCCTGCCCGGAGTTCCGAGTCGAGTACCCGCGTAGCAACAAACATATTATCAGGCGCAATGATCAGCTTACGCGGACGTGCTGCAATGAGCAGACCACGCTGATCCGTAAACGCCGCAATGTCAATCACCGCCTGCTCAAGAGAGGTCTCATTGAGATCGCTCTGTGTTGACGGTGTATTGGCATTGGTGCCACCGGTAACGAGGGGATGCGATCTGCTGAACAGTGCAACCCCGTCGCCGCTAGAGAAAGCAGTGCTGAACCCGTTAACCAACGGGAAGGCACCCTTTACCTGCTTGGTGTATGCCATGCCCCTTGCGAGGGCCTTGGTGTAGCGAGCCGACAGCGAATCATAGAGGTTATCCTCAATGGCTTCTTCGGTAACCGAAAAGCCCATCGCAATCGTCTCATGGTTATAACGAGCAGTGAAAGCCTCTTGGGCGGTATCGTAAGCGATAGCCGAGCCTTCAGTCTTGACCGGGGCCTGTCCAAAGCCAGCAAGCTGAACTTCTTCCTCAAAGGCCCGCTCCGAAGATTCAGTTTCGTAAATCTCCGAAGTCTCGTCTTCGTAGTTTTTGTACTCCAACCCAAAAAGGGCATTCAGCCCGGGAAGGAGTTCTTTCATCATTTGTGAACGTGAAATAGCCATAACTAATTACTCCTTTCCCTACGCTAGGCCAGCGTTAAGCAGTTGTAGTGTTGCAGGATCAAGCTGAACGATTGCATGGGTGTACTCTGTAGCGGCAGCCTGCATAAGCGGATTGCTGCCATCTTCATTGCTAACCCCAACAATTCTAACACGGGCAGTAACTGCAAGCGTATCATTTTCCATCGTGATGCCGCTCAGCCCGCTTGTACCATTCCCATTATTGGTGGTGTCAAAGTCAGCACTTGCACCAATGGCTGCCTGAGTGATGGTCCCGCTCGCGCCAGCACCATCCGTACACCTGATGATATATTCCTGAAACGGATTCGTGTAAACGTAGGCAATGTTGTCATCTCTTGTGGTGTCAACATTGTACTTGTTTGTATAAACACGTTCCCCATCAGCGTTGGTGTATTCCACACCGGAAAGAACACCAACAATATTCACGGCTGAATCGGCATTGTTTACCGTAACAGAACCTGCGGCCTCCATCTGGATCGTATCACCCTGAAACAGGTCGTCGCCTTCAGCACTGGCGATCTTGAAACCTTGAATGATAGGTTCACCAGAAGTTAGGCCGCCAATATAGGGACGAAGCCCCCCATAAATAGCCATATTAACTTCTCCTAAAAATCAGGCGACAACCCGAATAGGAGACCTTCCCCTAAGAGCCGTCGCCAAATGTGACGCGAGTGCTTCGCTCCGAAGGGAGCATGGGCATCCTCGCATCGTTCTCACGCATATAACTTCCATCCACGGCTTCCATCTGCTTGGCGGCTTTTTCGGCATAGTATTGACGCTGGGCGTTAATACGTTCCTCAGAGTTCTTGCAAAGCATCAAACCACCCACAACGATGTTTCCTTCAAATCGACTATCGATATCAGGAATCACCTGTAGTTTCGGGTAATCTTCAAGCTTGCAGGGAACCCAGCCATCTCGCAGCTTCTGCGAAACATTTCGGTTATCCGAATCGCCTCGCATCGACACTCTCACCCACCGAAACACATAACCCTCTTCAGGGTCAGGGGTCGGGAGGAGATCAGCGGGAGTCCATGATTCGTTACGTTTTGAGTCATCTCGACAGTCGAGACTCCTCGGTGTGCGCGAGTCCTGTTCTTCGATTGCTTCGACTTCTTCGATGTTATCGATATCAGCCATTGGCTTTCTCCAGTTCTAGGACTTGCCGAGCATACTGCTCAGGGGATACTCCAAGCCGTTTCGCGAGGCGTACTTGGGTGGCCGTCAATTGGACTTTGCGGGGGCCCGCACCGCTATTTCTGGTAGCCGGTGCGACCACAACCGAAGGTCTTCGGGGAGTCCCTTTTTGACGACTGTCATCTTGCAGAACTTCCGCAGTGACATCCTCCCCGAATTTTTCTGGAAACCTTTCCCTCATCTTCTCATCGATGCGACGATAGTAATCGTCGGATGTGGGATCGAGTCCCTCCTGACCTACTAGGGTGTCGTGGACACCAAATGCAAACGAAGTCATTTCCCGGTCACTGTTGAACCAAGAATTCTTTTGCGCCCATTCTTTCGCCTTCGGATCTACTTGCGCCTTCGGCTGGGTCGGTACCGCGGGCGGGCGTATTGCTGTCTGGGGGGCCGTGACGGGTGCATACTCGTCAGCCTTCTTCGTGTCATAAGATGCATTGGTAAGCGCCTCTTGCGCCTCAATGATGGCATCGGAGTCGCCCGCTTCTAGGGCTGACCGATAGTTTTGTTTTGCAGAGTCCGTGTCGGAAACCGCACGAGCTTTGACCTCATCGATCAAAAGTTTTTCGCCGTGCTGCAAAAGCGACCGAAGCTGTGTGTTTTCCTTCGCAACACCTTGGGCGTAACGAACTGCTTCGTTTTGAAGCCTTTCGTTTTCTTCCCGCCTTCGGCGTTCCTCGTGGAACTCATACTTCAGTTTGTTGATGCGCTTCTGAACCGACTTACTAACGTCTTTAAGCTCTTCGTCGTGTCCTTCCATAGATTGGCGACGAGAAACTTTATCTTCGTCCGGGCGATCATCTAGCACCTCAATCTCCAAATCAGATTCGGCCTCACTGAACTCAAAGCCTTTTGCGGCAGGCTCCTCTTCTGCGCCAAGCGGGTTCGATACGAGTTCTTCTTGTTCACTCATAAGACCTTAACCACACCTCTCGGATCAGACACAACAGCCTCGACCGTGTCGTCGTTGATCATGCGAAACTCTTGGCCCTTTACGCTTATCCGGGTTCCCGAATAAGTTCGCATCAGGACGTAATCACCGGGTTCACACCAAGGGCCGGTCGGAAACTTCTTCCCGTCCTTATATGCAAGGTCCCCAACTTTGAGAACCAAGCCGATAATACTTCCAACAGTTTCGTACTGAAGAACCTCTTCAGGCTTAATGATTCCTCCATCCGTCCTCTCCCTTACTCTCGGGAGAGCGATAAGAATCTTCCAGCCCCTTGGGTCCGGAAGTTTATCTCCGATAGATTTCAGAATCGCCTTGTAGTCCTCCTCGTCGTGATCTTCTACTAGTTTGGCTTGCGCCATGTCTTTCCTTTGTTGCAACGACATAAGGGGGTCGTTGTTCCCCTGCGCCCACTACGGGCGAAAAATCAAACCATTCTCCCTCGGCCAACACCCCGAAGCGCCTTGCCTCCACCACGGATAGCGCCCCCTCCTGATTTATTCTTGACGCCGCGCGGCTTCCCGGGCCGATAGCGCAACTCCTCTCGGTCGGCGAGGTCTTGGGCTGCCGTGGCTGCTCGCGCAGCCTTCTTCGCCGCCGCTCGCGGTCTCGCACCACGCGGCTTCCTGCCAGAACTCCTCTTGGCGGTGACCTTCTTTTTGGCAGCGGCCTTGGGTTTATCGTCCAAGCGGTCTGTGGTGTACTTCTCGCCCTTCCAAGTGAAGGTTCCGCCAGCGCCTTGCTCATTGCGGGCAGCAGCAAACGCCTTCTTAAAGGAAGGCTCTGCGGCCTTACCGTTGGCAGCGGCGGCGGGCTTGTCGGAAGTAGCCTTAGGTCTCGCACGGACTTGCGCTCGCACGCTGTGGGGAGGTTTGGGTTTCGCTGCGCGCGGGAGCAGGTTCGGTCGGTCTAACTCGGCGGCACGGACTCGCGCTCGCACACTCCCGGGAGGGCTGGGTTCTTTCTCGGGCTTATTGGCCGCCCTGCGCTGGCTCGGGGTGGCCCGACTTCTTCGCTTCTTATCCTTGGTCGCCAT